TTTGTTCTAGTGTTTTCATAGTGTTTAATCTCTCTTTGCTTAGTCAGTGAACACATAATAAAGCCGTATTAATGTATTGTCAACACAAAACGATTATATTTTTATAAATTATAGTAATTATAATTAACGCTAGAGTTACCGTTTATAAATTATAGTAATTATAGAATTATAAATTATAGTAATTATATAAAATTATAGAGTTACAACCCGCAACCCGCACAAACCCGCACAAACCCGCACAAGCCATACGGGGCGCGGCTTACAGGGATTTTAGTGCGGGTTGCGGGTGGTTTTTGCTATAAGGGGGAGAGAGGTGTTTGAGAGAGATCTATAATTACTATAATTATAAATATTCTCTATGTACCATTCTGACTCTATAGAGAATAACCTGCAACCTGCAACTATATAGTATATAAGTATATGAAATTTATAGCTTTTTTAGGTGTGCGGGTGACAATTTCAACCCGCACAAACCCGCACACCTGCACAAAGCTATATTTTACGTGGGTATTGTGGTAAAAGATGGGTTTTAACTTAGTGAGTTAATGATGAATAAACGAATAAGCGCTAGACAAGAATTATTTTGTCGTGAGTATGTAAAGAATTTTAACGGCACCGAGGCGGCCAGGGCGGCGGGCTATTCGAGAAAAGGTTTAACATCGATCGCGTCGATGAACCTCGCTAAAGCACATATACAGGCCCGTGTCGCCGAGCTAATGGACGAACGCAACAAAGCGGTACAGATTGACGCCGAGTATGTTTTAAGACGTCTCAAGGACATTGACGAGCTTGACGCGCTCGACATAGTAGACGACCGTGGTTATCTGCTACCTTTAAAGCAATGGCCTAAAATATGGCGTACAAGCGTTTCAGGTGTCGAGATAGGCGGTAAAGGTCAGGTTTCTAAAATCAAGTGGCCCGACAAGGTCAAAAATTTAGAGATGATCGGCAAACATACAAAAGTCGACGCCTGGACTATCGATAAAGATGGAATAGACGACGACGTCCAACCGTTAGAAATTACTTTCAATGTGGAGACCGCCAAAGGTCCGATAAAGGTCCGAAACGGTGTTAAGCCTAAGTAAACCCCAAGATATTTTTTTAAACGGTCTAAATTCTAAATATAGGGCTTTTGTCGGCGGTTTCGGATCCGGCAAGACTTTTGTAGGGTGTCTGGACTTATTATTATTTGCCGCTAAATATCCAAAGACTGTACAAGCTTATTTCGGTCCGACGTACCCGGCGATCCGGGATATATTTTACCCGACGTTTGAAGAGGCGGCCGAGTTACTCGGTTTTAAAGTGATCATCAAGACGAGCGACAAAGAGGTCAGTATATACCGCAACGGGTTTTATTATGGCACCGTGATTTGTCGCTCGATGGATAACCCCGGTTCTATAGTCGGCTTTAAAGTCGCCAGGGCGCTCGTCGACGAGATCGATACGTTACCATTGCAAAAGGCCGATCTCGCCTGGCGTAAGATCGTCGCTCGTCTCAGGTTAAAGATAGACGGTGTCGTAAACGGTGTGGGTGTGACGACAACGCCAGAGGGTTATAATTTCGTATATAATAAATTCGCCAAGTCGACGAGTGACCTTTTTTCAATGGTCCAGGCGTCCACATACGAAAACGAGAAGTATTTACCCGACGATTATATCGACTCGCTATTAGTCGACTACCCGCACCAGGTCGCGCTTGCCTACATTAACGGCGAATTTGTTAACCTTACTAGCGGATCTGTTTACGACAATTACGACCGAACGCTAAACAATACCGATCGCGTATGGGACGGCCGCGAACCGATCTATATTGGCATGGATTTTAACGTCGCTAATATGTCGGCCGTGATCCATGTAAAAGACAACGGCGATCCCAGGGCCGTTGACGAGATTACCGGCGCCAAAGATACGCCAGACATTATTAAAATAATTAAGAGCCGATACGCGACCGCGTCGTCAATCCGTATCTACCCGGACGCGAGCGGCAAGAGTAGAAAAACAGTAGACGCGAGTAAGTCAGATATAAGTTTGCTCGAGCAAGCCGGCTTTAAAATATACGCTAATGCTAGTAATCCGGCGGTAAAAGATCGCATAATGGCTATGCAAGTATTATTCTGCAATAATAACGGCGACAGACGATATAAAGTAAATGTGGATAAATGCCCTACGTACGCCGATAATTTAGAACAACAGGTCTACGACCAACAAGGGGCGCCAGATAAAAAAGCGGGTAAGGACCACACAAACGACGCCGGCGGTTACTTTGTTTCGTTCGATTATCCTATCAATAAGCCAGTGGCTAAATTCGCGGTGCGGTTTGCAAGTTAAGGTTTTAAAATATGCCAGTTAACGATCATCATAAAAAATACGACGATAATATATTTAAATGGCGCCTCGTTCGCGATTGTTGCGAGGGTTCGACGGCGATTAAAAAAGGTAGGCGAGCAAGCGCGACCAGTTCGGCAACATTGAACAGCGAGCCAGGATCTTTATATTTACCCGTTCCAAACGCTAATGATAACAGCGCAGAAAACCGCGAACGCTATCGGCAATATTTAACACGTGCAAACTTTGTTAATTTTACAGGCCATACCAAAGAGGCATTAAGCGGTATGGTGTTTTTAAAAGATCCGGTTTATGAGTTACCTGGTACCATTGAAGAAATGGCCGAGGACGTAAACGGACAGGGCGAGACGCTTGAGAGTGTGATTAAACGCTCTCTCGACGAGGTATTGACGACCGGACGCCAAGGTCTATTAGTTGACTATCCAGAGTTACCGCCGGGCCTTACAAGAGCGCAGACGCAAGACATAACGCCATACTTCACATTCTATACAGCCGAGTCGGTTATTAACTGGAAAGCTAAAAGGGTTAACGGCCGATCGGTTTTGTGTATGGTCGTCTTAAAAGAGGAAGTGCAAGAGCCGATCGATCAGTTTAGCGCCGAATGTAAGGATCAGTTTAGAGTATTAACGCTCAATGACGACGGTGTATACATTCAACAATTATATAACCAGGATGGCGAATTATTAATTATCGACGAGGATGGTAATACAGACATTGTACCGCGAACCTCGACGGGCGGTGTATGGTATGAAATACCGTTTATATTTATCGGCTCAGTGAACAACGACGCTATGCCAGACAAGGCGCCATTGTACGATCTCGCCGAGGTCAATATCGCGCATTATCGCAACAGCGCAGACTATGAAGAGTCGTGCTTTTTAGTCGGTCAGCCGACACCGGTGATCAGCGGTTTAACTCAGTCATGGGTCGAGGAAGTATTAAAAGGACGTGTTGAGATAGGTAGTCGAGCGGCGATCGCTTTACCCGAGGGCGGTAGTGCTATGCTATTACAGGCGGCACCGAACCAATTACCCGCGGTCGCTATGGAAAGCAAAGAAAAGCAGATGATCCAGATCGGCGCGAAAATAATCACGGACTCAGGTCAGGCAGAAACAGCCGAGGCCGCAAAGATCCGCTTTGCCGGTCAAAATAGCAAATTATCAACGGTCGTTACCAACATAAAAGAGGCTTATAAAAAAGGCTTTGAATGGGCGATTATGTTCGCCGGTGGTGCCGGTGATACTGATATTGATATAAACCGTGAGTATTACGACAAGTCGATCGATCCGGCGCTTATTATGGCGAAAATACAACTAATGGATCGTGGTGTTATATCGGTCGCTGATATACGTCATTATCTACGTAAGGCCGGAGACATAGACGCCGAACGTACCGACGACGATATTGAGGACGATAATCGAGAGGTCGATCCGTTCGTATGAGCATTGAAAACTCGATCATCAGGCGCCAAATATTAAACCAACGGTTCGCCCGTGGTTTAGGTAACAAGTACGGCGACCAACTTAACAGCATGATCAATCGAGTTGCGGATCGTTTAGCTCGCGAACCCAATAACGCCAGGTTGCAAAACAGCTTACAAACGTTACTACGAATAGTTAACAATGATCTGGCAGATTTAAAATTAACGATGTTTGACGATCTGACAGATTTCGCGGTCGACGAGACCGAATTACTCGATCGAATTATGCGAGAAAATACGAGTGCGGTTTTAAGGGTGCCAAGTATTGAAGCGGTCGAACGCGCTCTCAATGCTCCCGAAATGGATCTACCCGTCGGCCCGGCGTCAATTACGTTAGGCGAGGCGCTTGATAATTTTAACGCGACCCAGGCTCGCAATATTCAAAACGTAATACAAGATAGTTTCTTGCTCGGTGACACTCTTAATCAGACAGTCGGCAAATTACGCGAGTTTGCGAACGGTCGGCCCAGGGCGCAAGTTGAGTCTCTAGCTCGAACGCTCACAAATTACGCCAGTTCGCAAGCCAGGCGCCAGTTCGCCGAAGAGAATAAAGAGGTATTTGACGGCGACGAATGGGTCGCGGCATTGGATAGCCGAACGACGTTAATATGTGGCGGTCGCGACGGTAACGTCTACCCGATCGGATCTGGGCCTTATCCACCGGCGCATTGGAATTGTCGATCCGTCCGGGTGCCAGTATTGCAAAAAGACTTTGAGAGCAAGACGCAAAAAAGCAACCGCGAAGACTTTGATACGTGGTTACGTGATCAATCCGAAGAGTTTCAAGACGAATATTTTAGCCAATTTTCGGACGGTATAAAAAAGGCTAAATTATTTCGAGAGGGTGAATTAAAACTTGATCGATTTCGTGACGAAGTCGGCCGGGTGTATACGCTCGAGCAACTAAAACAATTAAACCCGCTCGCCTTTGACCGGGCCGATCTATCGGATCGCGTCTCGATACTACCAACGTCGGATATTTTAAAACCTAAAAACTTTGATAAGGCCGACCGAGCAACTAAGAAATGGGTCAACAGTTCATTTACGACTACCGATTATAATAGGGTATTAACTCAGGTCGAAACGCCGATTGATCTAAACTCGCCGAAAGAGGGCGCTTACTATGCATCATGGAAACGCGGGATTAACATGGGTAAAAATAGTACCGCGGATCCTGGCGGGCGCGAGACATATCGGCACGAGTTCGGGCATCATGTAGATTATACGCTGATCGGCGGTGGTCAAGTTCGCAGTTCACAGCAAGACTTTATCGACGCTATGACTAGTTCACGTAATTTAATCACGGTGCATGATAAACGATTGCTCGCAGAATATAAGCGACAAGGATTTACAAGTCGCCGCCGTGGTTACAATGCGATTAAAGAAATATCCGGCGAAGAAATACGCAAAATATACGCGGGGATCTTTGATTTATCGAGTAATGATTTAACCGAGTGGATCGGTGTTAATATTCCGACGGGTACCATGCAACGAACCTTATTAGATAACGCCGGTATTACCGACGCCGGATTTCGATTTATGGCCGCCAGGCTGAAACATTCTATCGATATGAATAGCGAATTAATGGCTATACAATCAGTGTGGGATAATGGCCGTATATGGCGCCAGATAGATAATAAACAGGTCGGCATCACTGGTCTACTCGATAACATATTTGCATTGTCTAGCCATTGGGGCGGCGGTCATTCTCTCAGCTATTACAAGCAACGGCCGACCGGGCGTAATATGGAAATATTTGCTAATACATTCGCGTCGATGGATCCCGAGACGAGTCAACTAGCGTTAGACTTATATCGGATCCTTATGCCAGATTTATACGACTTAATGAAAGAGGTTATTAAATGAATGAGAATATAGTATATGATTACCTTGACCGGTTCCCGGACTCCTTAACCCGGCGCCAGATAGATTTCGACAATGAAGAATTGATAGCGCGATTAGCGCCTTTAATGCAAAAAGCCTTATCGTCGGGTCAACCATTAGACGACAGTATATTTAATACGCCAGACGGCGCGGATTTATAATTAAACCTTTGTGAGGATCGTACAGTGTACAAATTAAAACAGTTATTTTTAGAGCAAGAGAACGGCGGCGAACCTGGTAGCGGCGGTGGTGGTGGTGGCGAAGAGCCAAGCATCGAGGATTTACAAGCTAAACTAACCGAGCAACTAACCGCGAATGAGTCAATGCAAAACAAAATGCGCGAGCTATTAGGCGAAAAAAAATCCGAGCAAGAAAAGCGACGCAATGCCGAGGCACAAGCGCGACTCGAGGCCGAAGAGAAAGCCAAGAAAGCCGGCGACTTTGAACAGTTGTTTAAATCGAGCCAACAACAGGCCGAGGATTACAAAACGCAGTTAAGCACATTGCAACAAAATATAGCGAACGAGCGACAAAGTTCGGCCGCTATGCGTCTCGCGTCAGAACTGGCCGACGGTCATAACGCCGAAATATTAAGCGAATTTATTGCAAGGCGCTTGAAATATACCGACGATGGGATTAAAGTTACTGACAGTAACGGGGATCTGACAGTGTCAACCCTAGATCAATTGAAAGCCGAGTTCACGAATAACACGCGTTTTGCGTCGTTATTAAAAGGCTCGCAAGCGTCCGGCGGCGGTGCCTCGGGTGGTGGATCAACCGGTGGCGGATCCGAAAAAGTAATGACTAGATCCGAATTTGAAAACGCGGCGCCAGTAGATAAAGCCAAGTTCATCAAGTCAGGCGGATCAGTAGTCGATTAATTAATTATTCACTTTTGAGGGTCCAATCATGGCCAATACCTTAACCAATTTAGTACCAGATTTATACGAGGCGCTAGACGTCGTATCTCGCGAGTTAGTCGGTTTCATTCCGTCAGTAACTTTAGACAGTAACGCAAGCCGGGCCGCAGTAGGTCAGACAGTACGATCGCACGTTGCGCCCGTATCAGCGGCGACCGACGTCGCGCCAGGTGTTACACCGCCAGACGACGGTGATCAAGACATCGGCAACCGTTCGATCACTATTAGCAAGTCGCGTCGTGTGCCTGTTAGATATAACGGCGAGGAACAGCGCGGATTAAATAGCGGTCCCGGTTACAACAATATTTTACGCGATCAATTCTCACAAGCAATGCGAACGCTTTGTAATGAGATGGAAAACGATCTTGCGGGTTTATATACTCGTACGTCCCGTGCTTATGGTGCCGCGGGAACGACTCCATTCGCGTCGGATCTTAGTGATACGGCCCAGGTTCGCAAAATTCTAGCGGATAACGGCGCCCCGAACAGCGATATGCAACTTGTAATCGACACCACAGCGGGCGCGAAAATGCGTACGTTAACGCAATTAACCAAAGCCAATGAAGCGGCCGACGCGTCATTATTGCGCCAGGGTGTTTTGCTAGACGTACACGGTATGCAAATTCGCGAGTCGGCTCAAACTAGACTTCACACAAAAGGCACCGGCGCCAATTACCTTGCCAATAGTGCGAGTTTAGCCGTCGGCGATACTGTTATCGCGGTCGATGGCGGCACCGGTACCATTTTAGCGGGTGACGTTATTACGTTTGCAGGTGACACTAATAAGTATGTGGTTACAACAGGCACAGCGGCGGCGGGTAACATTACCATTGCGGCGCCTGGACTACGCACAGCAGTAGCAGATAATACCGCTATTACAATTGGTGCTGATTACTCAGCAAATGCCGCGTTTAGTCGTTCGGCAATTGTTCTAGCTTCACGCGCTCCAATACGTCCCGAAGAGGGCGACAGTGCCGAGGATGTTATGTTAGTTACTGATCCGCGTTCGGGCCTTACTTTTGAGGTCTCAATGTATAAGCAGTACAGACAAGTACAGTATGAAGTGGCAATGGCGTGGGGTGTACAAAACTTCAAGCCAGAGCATAGCGCTATATTACTCGGTTAGTCCTAGACTTTGCCCGGCTCAGGTCGGGCTTTTTTTTGACGGGGTTCTTATGTCAACAATTCCAACTATGAAAGTAAAGGCGCCAGGCGGCGGTTATATGATAATTAATCAATGTGATTTTGAGGAGGGTGAATATGTACGGTTCGAAGAAAAAACCAAAGCCAAAGCCAAATCCACGACCAAAAAAGTAGTTAAAAAATAATGTCAATCTATGACATTAGTTATTTAATTATTAGAACACACAGAGCGAGATAGTTTATGACTTTAATCGTGGAAACTGGATCGATTGTAGCGGGCGCGAATAGCTACGTAACGGACGCGGAGTA